CTAGCGCAACCGATTGTTGCAATGAAATCGTAAAACATTTTTATGTCAGAAACAAGAATTATTCTTTTTGGAAGACTCCGTTAGTCAAAAGAGTACCCCTACGATTCTTAATCTGGTCATACGCTATTTCCATACATTGCACTAGATTTATATCTTGCAGCACACAGTAGTTAATAAGGCAGACCATGACATCACCAACAGAATCAACAATAGCATCCTCGTCATCTTTAATCGTGGCATCTGCAAGTTCTCCCATCTCTGACATTGCTTTTAGAAGCTGAACTTCTGGTGTGCTGTTAGGAATGATGCGTCTAGCTTCAGACCATTGTATTATCAACATTTCAATATTTGCGTATGACATAACTATCCTTTCGAGTTTGCAAATTCGTACCACAGAATATAAAAGTCTTTAAGAAAATCAAGACCCTCACCAATTTTTACACACTTACCTAGAACAACTTGGAACACATCTCCAACTTCAGTTTGTTCGTTGTCTGTGTTACCAATAATGACTAACACAGTAAATTTAGGCACTTGAGCAAAAGCCTTGAGTAGCAATTGCTGACCAGTAGCCATATTTTCGTTAGGCTTCTTCCACTCTCCGATTAGGAAGTGTCCCTTTCTCTCGCAAATCATGTCTATATTGCTAGGCAAAAAATGCGTATTTTCGGGAATCAACCCTCGGAAATCACGGAAGTCAGTATGAGTTGTATACTGATTTCTCATAGTGGTGAGGGTAGTCATTGCTCGCTACAAGCTTTCAAAAAGTATTAAACAACTTTCCCCTCGTAATCAGAATGGTACAGAATCATCGTCAAACGATGCTTTCTTAGGCTTGTTTAAAGAAGCATCAGCGTTCTTATTTTTAATAGACAAGGACATAAACTTCTGACCATCCTTGCTTAATTTGAGCCAAGCAGATAGCCAATACTCCACACCATCTACATTGAGTGACCCTTTGTAATCAGGAAACTTGGCATCGTCTTTCCTGTCGTTCTTGAACAAACTTCCTCGGTTTGTATTGTCGTATTCCATATTAACCTTTCGCTTTCTTAATAGCTGACCTTACGTTACTTGGCATCAAAGTCCATAGAGCAACCTTTTGGTCTGCTTCTAAGTTCTCCTGTTCCAACCTTACCCAAGCTGCCTTGGGGTTTGTCTCACAAATAGCAATCAGTTCAACTGCTAATTCGTCAAGATACTTTAGTATTTCAATAGGTAACTCATCTCGGATGCCTTGTGCTGGCGTGATGATTAACTGTTCTTTATTGGGGGCAGCAGCATCAAAGCTGTCATTTTCTACTAGGTCACAGGCGCACATATATAAATACCTGCGTTGGTAGGTCTGTAGGCCGCCCAAGGACTGTATTGCTGACGCACCCTTCATGCTTGACTCAACCATTGGGCTTGTGATGACAATCATCGTGCCATCATCTACGTCTGTAATAGTCAGGCTTGCATACTCAGCGTCAAACGACACTACGCTGCACAAACCAATACGATTAAAGATTGAGTTTACTTGAGGGAGAAAGTCTCCTAACTCAAAGTAGTTGTAGCCAGCAAACTTGTTGTGACCAGACTTCTTGAGTGGCATTGCTTGTAATTCCACTCGTGCTTGCATTAGTTTCTTGTGTACCATTTTATTTTCCTTTACTTAAATATTCTTCAATCATTGCTTCTTTGTCATCATCGTATAAATCCTCGAAAGGTACGAAGTGATTTTCTCCACAGCATGAGCCAGATGTTTTAGGCTCTGTGCAGTAACAGCAGTAGTCACCATGCGATAAATCCTTGATTGCGTCTTGTCTTGTAATCATTGGATTCTTTCGATAGGCTTTGCTACAAGCCACTTGTTACCCAACTGGCGTACTGAGCGCACCCATTGTTTTTGATAGCTTCTGATGACCTCTGGAGGGGCATCGTAGGTGCTGAATATCCTACGGACTTGGGTTAGATAACGTATGTTCATTAACCTCTCCAAGCCAGTAGTACACCAATGCCGCCAAAGATAACGATGGCTAACACATACTCAACTAACGTCTGAATAATCTTACTTTTCATCTTGATTTCCTTAAAAATACCCACTTACGTTTTGTTGTGGGCTGACGTTAGTATAGCAAAGTAAACAGACTAAACAAGCTATTTATCTAGGTGTTTACCCTAAAAACAACAAATAAATTGTTTGCTACAATGTTTAGATGGATAAACAAACCGCTACCACACTTGCTGGCTCACAGAGTGAGCTTGCTCGTATCCTTGGCATAACTAGGGCTGCTGTCTTTCATTGGAAGACAATCCCTAAACTACGCATTTATCAACTAAAAGAACTCAGACCAGAGTGGTTCAAATGACCCAAGAAGCAGTTATCAGAGCATTACAAAACGGCTCACTTACGTCCTACCAAATGGAAAACTTAACAGGCATACCTAGAACATCTATCGTGGCTGCTTGCAAGAAGCTACACCACAAGAAACAACTTACCTATGAAAAGATTAGGATGGGGCGTTCATGGATTTCTAAGTACACGCTAGAGCCGCACATGATTGTGGCTACCGAAGCTGCCAATGATGCGCCTTTAAACAAGCTAAACCCTTTTGACGTAAGAAACGCCCAAGGTATCTTTACAAAGGCTGAATATGCGGTAATGAACTCGCAAGCTAGACGATTGCTTGGTAAATCATTTTCACAAGAAATTACAAACAATCAGTTTATCTAGTATAATTTTTTGAAACACGGCTAAGTACGAAGTCATGAGCGTACTGAAAAGAGTTAACCCTTCTCCTGCCGCAGTTTCTTTCAAAGGGTGTTTAAAAAGCGGTATTTATATGCACTACTATCAGCATCATATTGGTGATTTTATCAAGGATACATCGTTCTTGACCAATGAAGAAATCGGAATTTATCTCAAGTTAATTTGGCTTTATTACGACTCTGAAAAGCCATTGCCAAACAATTTATTTGAACTTGGCATGAAGACAGGAACTAGAGACAATAAAGTTGACCTTGAGGGTCTTTTAGGAATGTTTTTTGTTTTTGATATGGAAAATCAATGTTGGCATCACACTAGATGCGACAAAGAAATTGAACACTACAAACAGCAATTAACTACTGCTTCTAAGGCTGGAAAAGCATCAGCACTTAAACGAGCGATGAACAAGAATCCAACGAGCGTTGAACAGACGTTAAACGAGCGTTCAACAGAGGTTCAACCAACCAATAACCATAAACCAATAACCAATAACCAAGAGAAGAAGACACTCGGCAAACGCCTCGCTTCTGATTTTAGTTTTCCATTGGAATGGGAACAGTTCTGCCAACAGACAAGACCAGAACTTAGCCCTGTTAAAACATTTGACCAGTTTAAGGATTACTGGATAGCCCAAGCAGGTCAGAAGGGTGTGAAGCTGGATTGGTTTGCTACTTGGCGTAATTGGGTGAGAAGTACAAACGCACCTAAACAAAATCCTTACGATGTTGTGAGGCTCACAGTTGCATCAAAGAATGAGCCTGACCCTGCTTTAGAAAAGATTAAGGCAGATGCTTTGAAAGCTGCGCCTATTCCGTTAGAAGTTTTAGCAAAGATGGCTGAGTTGCGGAGAAAAGCATGAAAGACTTGTTTGGTGACGAAGAATTTAATTGGGAGAAGGAGTGGGTTGGTATGCCTGAGTTTATTCAAGATGACTTGACCGAGATACACAGCATTACTGTCCACTTCCTGACAACAGAAGACATGATTAAGTTTTCTGAGTTAATTGGCAGAAACATCACATTTACAACCAAAAGTGTTTTGTTTCCTGTAACCCAGACAGAAAAAAAGGTGTGGATAGATGAATCCTAAACACCCTGTTTACATTGTCTCCAAAGGCAGATGGGAATCTCGTCTGACAAGCAAAGCATTTGACGAAATGAAAGTTCCGTACTTTATCGTTGTTGAGCAACAAGAATACGAAAACTATGCGTCAGTTATTGCGCCAGAGAAAATCCTAGTTCTTGATAAACAATATTTGCGTGATTACGATACTTGCGACAACTTGGGGAACACTCTCGGAGTTGGGCCTGGCGCAGCAAGGAACTTCTGCTGGCAGCACTCCATCTCTATCGGTGCATCTTGGCATTGGGTACTGGACGATAACATTGATGGCTTCTGTCGCTTAAACCGCAACGAGCGTCACAAGGTTACTTCTGGGACTATCTTCCGCATTGCAGAGGACTTTGTTGAGCGTTACGAGAATGTCTCTCAGGCAGGGTTTGAGTATCGTTTCTTTGCTGGTGGTAGCAGACGCAAAAAGCCTCCGTTTCGACTGAACACTAGGATTTACTCTTGCATCTTGAACAGGAACGATGTTCCTTATCGCTGGAGAGGTAGATACAACGAAGACACAGACCTTTCGTTGCGGATGCTTAAAGATGGCTGGTGTACTGTTTTGTTCCAATGTTTCTTGCAAAACAAAGCTGCTACACAAACTGTCAAAGGCGGTAACACAGCAGAGTTTTACGAAAAAGAGGGAACACTTCCTAAGTCACAGATGCTGGTTGACCTGCACCCAGATGTGTCAAGACTTGCGTTTCGCTATGGCAGACACCATCACCATGTTGATTACAGCGGTTATCAAAAGAATCAACTGGTACGCAAAGAAGGAATATTTCCCGAAGGCGTAAATAATTATGGGATGAAACTTGCATGAATTTTCAATGGGACTTAGATGACTTCAGACGAATCAGAACACTTCAGAAACTGCGAAGCCCAAGAGTGGCTCAGACGCTACCAAAAGAAGAAATTGACGATTGGCTCAAGCAAAGCGTTGCTCTGGTGGCAGGGAGTGTTAGGGGACTTGCAGAGAATCAGAGGCGAATCCGCTACTTTGGATTTGAGGGAAAGAATGAACAGGATACGAAATGAGACACGCAGCCAGAGTTGACGCAAACCAAGAACAGATAGTTTCTGCACTTAGGGCAGCAGGGGCATACGTCTGGATTATTGGCTTACCAGTTGATTTGCTCGTTGGCTACAAGGGTCACACCTTTCTGGTGGAGATTAAAACGGACTCTAAAAAGCGTTTAACGAAGCTACAAGCCGACTTTTTCGAGAATTGGTCTGGTAGTACCTTGGCAAGAATAGATTACCCAGAAGCCGCATTAAGAATGATTGGAGTAGTCAAGTGATTATCCATTTGGCAAGCACAGAACAGGCGAAAACCAGTATTCGTCATAATTGGGAAAAGATAACCAATGCTCTGGACTCAGGAAAACATCTGACGATGGAGATAAAGCTGGCAAGCAAAACTCGTGAGCAAGAAGAAAAGTATCACGCAATGATTAACGACATTGCCAAGCAAGCAGAGCATTTAGGTGCTAAGTGGTCAGCAGATGATTGGAAGCGTTTACTGGTTGACCAGTTTATGCGTGATGCTGGAGACTCTGGAGGGAAGGTAATTCCTAACCTTGATAGCACAGGGATTGTCCAGTTAGGGTTTCAGACTCGTAAGTTCACCAAAGAGCAAGCAAGCGAATTTGTAGAGTGGCTTTACTCATGGGTTGCAGAAAACGGAATAGATTGCAACCTATAGGTATAAACACCTAGTAAATACTTTGTTTAGTTTGCTATACTTACGTCAGCCCAAGCAATTCGCAAGGGTACTTTTAAGGGTACAAAATGAAATACGAATTTGACACAACAACTGGTGAAGGCTCTGTAATCGTTACTGTCGTGATGAGTTGTGAGCGTGACGAAGAAGGTACTTACAACGAAAACATTGAGGATGTGATTTACGAAAAGGTTTCTCTGATGGGCATCTTTACTGAGGCTCAATTCCGTGAGTTGGAGATTGAGGGCTGTATGCGTCTTTCTAAGCACATCTTGGAGGAAGCTGACCATGCAAAAATCATGGCTTATGAATCTGAGTAAACAAGCAGTTTGGCGAATAATTGTTATTTTACTAGCGGCTTTTTGGTCGCTGGTGGTTTATTTCATAAGGGCTTTGTATGACTGAAGAAAATATTAAACGTATGGCAAAAGAATCTGGTTTTTCTGATGGTGAAGTTGATTACTGTCAATCAATAATTATTCACTTAGCTACCCTAATTGCTCAACAAGAGCGTGAGGCTTGTGCAAAGATTGCAGACGAGTGGGCGGTAGGTTATCCGCATCCATCAGCAGTTATTGCAGAAACTATCCGAGGACAAGCATGACTGAACTTTTAAAAGCGTTTGGCTGGCGCAAGCGTCAAGCTAACGAGATAGTAGAAAAAATCAGGGATGACACTCTTGAGGAAGTGGCTTTAGAGTTTGAGAAACTTAAAGCCTTTGGTGATACATCTCATAGTTTTGCCACTTTTGTAAGAGGCATGAAGGCTTGTCCCCCATGCTACGGAAACTGTAACCAAGGCAGAAACTGCCCTGCTAGGTCTGTATGACACAAGATGAAATTATTAAGATGGCTTCAAAAGTTGATTTAAGTCCTGTTTTTCAAATTTACCCAAGAGAACTTGAAAACTTTGTTAAGTTGGTAGAAAAGAATGAACTTGAAAGAATGAGAGAAGTTTTCAGAGTGGCATTGCTTGACGCAAAAAAGCGCAAATGGGTAGGGCTAACTAAAAAAGATTTACAACAATTTGCAAAGTCTCAATATGGTTGGGAAGATTTATGCCTTGCAGTTGAAGCCAAACTAAAGCAAAAGAATGAACAACAGACCCAATAATAGGGAACGGCTGCACTTGGCAAAGGTCAAAGAAATGCCTTGTGGGGTATGCAATGCTTCACCGCCAAGCGATGCACATCATATTGTTCAGCATAACCAATACTTATGTATTCCTTTGTGCAAGGACTGTCACCAAGGCCCACATAATGGCATACATGGGTCAGCTAGGCTGTGGTCTGTGATGAAGTTAGATGAGATGAGTGTTTTGAATATGACGCTTGCAAAACTTTTTAATTAGCGCACAATGGACGCACTCAGTTGCCATTGAGACTTTAGAGGGACTTGTTCCCTCTTTTTTTTTATGAGATAATAAATAAACTCCATAGGGATAACCATGTCTGGTTTACTTGAGCCTTCCGTAAAAATTGAGATTGAGATACAAAGCCAAGAGAAAAAGGGCGAAGCGTGTCCAGTTGCCACAGGTGACGTAGAAGTCAATCTTGAGTGTCGCCAGAAAGCCATTGATAAGGCGAACTATGGCCCAATGAATCCCAATGAGCCAAGCATGGATTACTGGCGTGACATTTCAAAGGCTTGGAGAATCTCACCTGCACAGGCTAAAAAGTCTCGTTGCGGAAACTGCGCTGCCTTTATCCAAACCCCTAAGATGCTTGCTTGCATTGAATCAGGTCTTGAGATGAACGGCACAGAGATGGATGCTTGGGAAGTCATTGATGCTGGCGACTTAGGCTATTGCGAAGTGTTTGATTTTAAGTGTGCTTCCAAGAGGACTTGTGAGGCATGGATTAGTGGTGGGCCAATAACCGAGGATGAATATGATGGGAACGACAAATCAGCAGGCGATGGAAATGATGCAGAAATTGATGCAGAAGAAGACTAAACCTGCATCAAAGCCTATGCCTATGCGTGGAGAGCGTACAGCTAAAAACGCAGCAAAGAAAGCTAAAAAATGATGGGCTTGTACGCAAATATCGCTGCAAAGAAGAAGCGTATAGAGGCGCAGAAAGCAGCGGGGAAGACCCCAGAGCGTATGCGTAAGGTAGGTAGCAAGGGTGCGCCTACTGCTGATGCTTTTAAACAAGCAGCTAAGACTGCTAAAAAGAAGTGATTAAGCGTGGCTTAGAGCAGTTTTCTGGCTATAACAAGCCCAAAGCTACTCCTAACCATCCAACCAAGTCTCACGCAGTTTTAGCAAAGTCTGGTGAAGATGTAAAGCTAATCCGTTTTGGTCAGCAGGGTGTAAAGGGTTCTCCTGATGGTTCAGCTAGGAATGAAGCATTTAAGGCTCGTCACGCTGAGAACATTGCCAAGGGTAAGATGAGTGCAGCATATTGGGCTAACAAGGTTAAATGGTAACTAATCATGGCAGAACTAAGGGCTACTCCTTACGCTAACCCACTTACAGGGCTATCAAACGATGCTATCCAAGGCTTGCTTGCGTTCATGCAAGACAAGAGGCGCACTCAGCAACTGCAAGGTCTGGGTAATTTGTTGGAAAGCACAGGAATCCCTAAGACAGTAGAGAGAGCAGCATACGCAGATAGTCCTAAAGGCTTGCTAGACGCATTGACCAACATCAACAGGGCTAACGTACCATTCCTAAAGCCTGAGACTGCTGAAGCTGCAATGACTCTTGCGCCATTTGCTGCACCAGTTAACAGGGCATTGATGCAAGCCACTAAGGGTTTACCAGTAGGCGCAAGTATTAAACCAATTAACCTTGAAAAAGGAATTTATAAGTCTGACTTGACAATGGAAGAAATGCTCAAAGTAAGAGACATTCCAACTGTTGAAAGAGTGCAACAATCAGTTGGTCTTGTTGGTGAAAAAGAATTTGAAAAGATGGTTAACTCTCAGTTTAAGAAGTACAAGCCATCAACTCCAGAGCAAGAAGCAATGCTTGTTGAATCAGTAACGCTTGAAATTCTTGGTAAAGCACAAAGGTCGCCATATACACAGAAGGAAGCACTAGAGATTGCACAGAAAAACGCTGCATTGCCTGTTGAAAAAGGTGGTTTAGGACTGCCTAAAGACAATACGCCTGAGATGAGAGCAGAGGCAATGGGATTTAATACGCCTACATATCATGGAACAAACCAAGACATAAACATTTTTAATGTTGAGGGAAAAGGTAAAACTTCTGGTGCTGGCGCATTTTTAACAAGCAATCCAACTGCGGCAGAAACTTATGTTTCATCGTCAGGTGGTGGAAACATATTGCCACTTTTACTTAGAAAAGATGATTTTCTAACTGCAAATGCAAGGGGTAGAAATTGGGCAGATATTTCAACAAATCAACTTAGCGCAAAAGCAGGTAAAAAAAGATATACACCAGAAGACTTAAACCTAGATATAAATTCTGCTACATCGACTGATGAACTTGGAATGATAGCTAATGAGTTGGGTTTAAAAGGCGCAGAAATTAGGAATGTTAAAGATTTAGGGCCAAATAGTCATGTAATGCGAGCCAAAGAGTATCTATCTGAACGATATGGGATTACTCCTGATGAAACTTGGTCAAATGTAAGCGGAAAGCAATTTGACGAAGCACAAAAGTACATGAAGCAATTTTATGAATCACAAAAGGGTGACATATATGCAATACAAGACCCATCATTGATTCGTAGCAGATTTGCTGCCTTTGACCCAATGCGTAAGAATGAGCCAGATATTCTTGCTGGCGTGTTACCATTAGGACTACTAGCAGACGAAGAACAGCGTAAGAAACTTTATGAACTTATGCCCTCACTACTAGGTCAGTAAATACCAACTTAACCTTGACCAACCCTAGAGGAGTCAAACAATGATTGAAAAACAATCAAACATTTCATATCGTGGTGGCGCACGAGAAGGCGCAGGAAGACCAAAGGGAAGTCTTGATAAGGGCAATGCTGTTCTTAGAGAGATGATACTGGATGCACTAGAGGGCGCAGGTGGCGTTGCTTATCTCGTAGAGAAGGCAGAGACACACCCACAGGCTTTCATGGGACTAATCGGTAGGGTCTTACCACTCCAAGTAACTGGAGAAGAAGGTAAAGACATTCAGATAAGCGTCCAATGGCAGAAGTAATTGAGATAGCCTACAAACCCAGAGAACAACAACTTGCTATCCATGACTTGATGGACAGTAAGCGTTTTGGCGTTGTTGTTGCACACAGGCGCATGGGTAAGACAGTCTCTGCGATTAACCACTTAATCAAAGATGCTCTGCTCAACCAAAAGGAAGCCCCTAGATACGCTTATATAGCCCCTACATATGGACAAGCTAAGAGGGTGGCATGGGACTACCTTGTTAAGTACGCAGAGCCTTTGGGTGGCACTAGCAATATCTCAGAACTTAGGGTGGACTTCTGGGGTAGGCGAATCCAGTTGTTTGGTTCAGACAATCCAGAAACACTCCGAGGTCAATATTTCGATGGGGTAATCCTAGACGAGATTGGTGACCAGAATCCTAAGATTTGGACAGACGTATGCAGACCAAGTTTGGTTGATAGACAGGGCTGGTGCTTGTTCATTGG